GCTAAATTAAAATAACAAAGGGCAGAGTTTATGCCTAGAGATTTAAAAAAGGACGGGAATATCAGGTCTTTCGATTTGATGTTCAGTCCGATAAGAAGCCATTGAGATGGCGCTTGGGGGTGTAACGTCTGGGAGGTTCACAAAGTGCGCTATATTCCATTTTGGAGTATATGCAAGTGGGCCTTGCCAGAAAGCAACCTTTTGTCGAACGGTTCGTATGGATGGAAACTCTTCGAGATTGATTTGATCACGATAGGAATCAGCCAGTTTGAATTGTCCGGGGAGGTATTGTAATATTTTGTCTATTGTAGCGGGGTCTGAGGGGACGGAATCTTCAAGGAATGCGTAATATACATCACGACATAAGGAGTGGAAGGTATCGTCTTGGCCACAGGATGCGTAGGCTAATCCAATAGCACGGGCAGACATGTACTTAGGTACAGGGCCGTGTTCAGGGTAGCATAGCTGTGCGACAAGTTTTCCGATAGGACGGCGGGGTTCGCCAAAGTTACATTGATAAGAGAGTGTTTCAATGCGGTTTCGGAAAATGGTTATAACGGATTTCGATTTGGAAAGAACCATGCCATAGCGTTCAAGAGCGTATTGCTCCATAAAGGTTATGAATTGTTCGAGACGGATGATTGACCAGTGTGTGAAGCCGGAGTTGTCATCGCCCATAACGAATAGTAAGAGGTCGTCGATTTCAGTATCAGTACATCCAAATTCAATTAGAGTGTCGATAATAAGATATAGATTTCCAAAGCTGTCTAAGTACTGTGTGTTGAGTAGTCCAGAAGGGACGCCAGCAGCAGTGCGGACATAGGAAAATCCATCAGCGGAGATGAAGACCATGTTGTTATACCAGGTGTGTAAGAAGTGAAGAAGATTTGACATGCGAGTAAAGAGCATATGAGGAGTGAGACCAGGATATGTGGGGTACTCAAAAGTGGGTTGATAGCCATGTGAGATAACTAAAAACTGTTCGAGGAAATCAGTCCAGTACACATCAGTGATGATGCGAGGTAGACGTTGATCAAAGCCAGACCAGTCGATTGTAAAAAAAGATTGGTATGATCTTGCGATTCGGTCAAGGTAGCAGTTTGCGCCGCGGAAGGTTTCTAAACCATACATGATGCAGCAGGACATACGTCGTGCCATAACGTGGAGAGGAAAGGTAAGCATCGATTCGATGGTGAGGAACAAGTCGTCAACTGCGTAAACAGGACGCTGTTTTAAAGCTCCATCACGGTCGGAGATGTGATTGCGGGTAAAGAGCATTGCGGGGTAGTCAAGGATAAAAGATCTAAGTTTCTCATAATAGAGGGGAGTTTTCTCGGAATTCCAGGGAAAGGGAGAGCCAAATTTCTTGATGTTGTGGATCAAGGTACGAACGGACTCGAGGAAGGCATTTAAGTAGTAGCCTTTAGAAGTGCGTTTATGTTCATAATCAGGGTGAGCTGAAAATAAAGCATGGGCGTTAATTTCGTAATCGCGACGGTTATGATAACCAGTTCCAGTGTGGAGGGGACGGCCATCGTAGAGAGTGTCAACGAAGTGGAGGGGGAGGAAGGGACTTGGATCAAGTTTCTTCGAGATATGATGTAGGACTTTTCGTTTTCGGTCAGGATTGAGGGGTCGAGAAGGAAATTGAGGTTTAAAGAAATCAGAAATCGTAGCGTCAGTAGTGCCAAGAGGACGGCAGTATTTATCGACGTAGGATTGGTAACGTGGATACTTACTTGATAGTAGGTGTCGGAGTTTGGGGTGGATTTTAAAACCTGATTCTGGGATGTCAGAAGTTGCGGATACGACTTGCATTGATTTGTAAAGCCATGGAAGTTGAATGATACCGGAGGGGGGGATACGGTTGTCAGGAGTGCGAGAAACGTCGTAAGGGATTCGGAATTCAGCAGGGAAGTGCTGGAGTGCGGATTTTTGTTCAAGAGTTTCGATAATCTGATCATGTTGTATTTGATAGATGCGGTTCATGTCTTCGGGACGGAAAATCGGGAGGAAGCGGTCATAGTAGCGAGAAAGGTCGGAGTCAAGTGTGATTTCCAATGTTTTAGAAGGGGATTGTCCAGAAATCTGGAATGTTTTCCATTCATGTTTGATACGTTCTAGTTTTTCGGCTAGATAGTTTCGGATAGTATTGAAAACCATCAAGGGAGATAGTAAAACTTTTAGAGATGTTTTAAGAAAAAAACAGGGATTTG